TACACCCGCAAGGCGGAGCTCGCCGTGGAGGTCGAGGACAAGGACGTCACGACCTACGCCAGCCTCGGCTGGAAGGAAGTCCTGGGCGGGCTCAAGAGCGCCGAGCTCGGCGTCGAGTTCCTGCAGTCGTTCACCACCGCCGAACTCGACGCGATCATGTGGCCGCTGCTCGGTACGGTCGTCCCGTTCGAGGTGCGAGCCGACCAGGCCGCGGTCGGTACGTCCAACCCGAAGTACACCGGCAGCATCCTGATCAACGGCTGGTCGCCGCTCGCCGGATCGGTCGGCGACGAGGCGACCGTCTCGCAGGGCTTCCCCACCTCCGGGGCCGTCACGCGGGCCACGGTGTAGGGCGGCACCGGTGGCGTCCACCGAGGGCCTGAGCCTGGAGCTCACCCCGGAGAATCTGCGGGCCATCTCCAAGGCGCTGAAGGCCGAGGAGGACGGCAAGCAGCTGCGCAAGGAACTCACCCGCAACATGCGCGACGCCCTGAAGCCCGGGGCCGTCGACGCCAAGAGCGCGATCATGTCGATGGCCTCGGCGACCCCGCACGGCGGCCCAGCTCTCAAGTCGGCGATCGCGCGCAGGATCCGGCCCGAGGTCCGCATCTCCGGGAAATTTCCCGGCGCCAAGGTCAAGGCCATGAAGACCCCCAACATCCGCGGCTTCGCCAATGCGGCCAAGCGCACCAACCGCGCGTCCGGCTGGCGGCACCCCGTCTACGGCTCCCGCGAGGTGTGGGTCCAGCAGCACGGCAAGGTCAAGTGGTTCGACCGTGCCTTCGAGGGCCAGCAGGGGCACTACCAGCGGGCCGTCCAGTTCGCGCTGGCCGACATGGTCAACCGCATCGCATCCCGATCCGACTGAGTAAGGCGGCCAGCGTGAAGGTCACGTACACCCCCGAAGACGGCGACGAGCAGGTCTTCAACTACAACCCGAACAAGCTCATGTCGGCCGAGCGGGAGGCGCTGGAGAAGCGGTGCGGCCGCAGCTTCAACGAGTTCGCCATGGGCGTCCTGCGGGGCAACGCGCTGTGCCGCCGGGCGCTGCTGCACGTCCTGCTCAAGCGGCAGCACCCGACCATCAGCTTCGACGACGTCGACTTCTGCTGGGACGAGCTGACCGTCGAGATGACCAAGGGTGAGATCACCCTGGCCGTCGAGAAGATGCGCGAGAAGAAGGGCGACGAGGACCTCATCGAGTCGATGCTCAAGGGCTTCGACGAGGCGCCGGAGGACGAGGGAAAAGCCCGGCTGCCCTTCGCCGTCTGAGGCACCTGGGCAACGCCGCGCACCTGCTCGGAATCGTCGGCAGGGACTGGGACACGTTCACCGTCGAGGAGACGGATCACTACCTCGACTGGCTGGACGACTACATCGAGCAGCTGGAGAAGGCCGCCCAGCAGTCCAAGCGCTGACCCTCGAACGAAAGGAGGGCCGTCGTGTCGGACACGTCCCTCGTTTTCGCCCTGTCCGCCCGGGACAACATGGCGCCCGGGATGCGCTCGGGCCGTCAGACCGTCGAGACCGAGACGGCCGGCATGGCGGACGCCGCCGAGTCCAACGGCTCCAAGATGGGCACCGCTCTGGCCGGGGCCGGTGCTGCGGCCGGCGCGCTGGCGGGCGCCGCCCTGATGTCCACGTTCATGCAGGCGATGGACATGTCCGAGGCGACGACCCGCCTGGAAGCCCAGCTCGCCAACACCACCGCCGACGTCGGCGCGGCCACCGACGCCATGAAGAACGTGTTCACCACCGGGTGGGGCGAGTCGGCCACCGAGGTCGGCGACGCCATCAAGTCCGTGACGCTCAACATGGACGAGTTCACCGGGAACCAGCAGGGCCTGGAGGACATGACCACCAAGACGATGGCCCTGTCCAAGGCATTCGACCAGGACCTCAACACGGCCACCGCCACGGCTGGTCAGATGGTCAAGACCGGCATGGCGGACAGCTTTGACGAGGCCATGGACCTGATCGCCGCCGGTCTGGGCAGCGTCGCCAACAAAAGCGAGGACCTGCTCGAAACGTTCAACGAGTACCCCACCCAGTTCCGGCGCCTCGGCCTGGACGGCAAGACGGCCATGGGCCTGATCAGCCAGGGACTGGAGAAAGGCGCCAAGGACGCCGACGCCGTCGCCGACGCGCTCGGCATCTTCGGCGAGATGGCCCTCGGCGGGGGCAAGCAGGTCGACGCGGCGTTCAAGTCGATCGGCCTGAACGGCGACCAGATGGGCAAGCTGATGCGGGCCGGTGGCGACAAGGCCACCGACGCGCTGCAGCAGACCATGGATGCGCTGCGCGGCACCGACGACGAGACGACCAGGCTGGCCGCCTCGCAGGTGCTGTTCGGGGACCTCGCCAACACCCAGGCCGACGCCCTGTTCGCCCTCGACCCGGCATCCGCCGCTGCCGCCGGCGGCTTCGACGACGTGGCGGGCGCCGCCGACAAGGTCGTCAAGAAGCTCGAGGACTCGCCCGCGATGAAGATGGAAGCGTTCAAGCGGGGCGTGCAGCAGAACGTCATCGACTTCCTCGGCGGGACCGTGATCCCGGCGATCAGCGATTTCAAGTCCCGGTTCCAGGCCGAGTTCAGCAGCATCTGGGCAGAGGCCGGAAAGGGCGGCGCGCAGGGTGTCGACCGGGTCCTGGACTTCTTCGTGGTCCTGGGCCAGCGCATCGGCGAGAAGGCCCGCGAACTCGGACCGAAGATCATCTCCGGGCTGGCCGATGCCGGGGCTGCTGCCGGCGCGTGGGTGATGGCCAACCCGGAGAAAGTCCTGAAGATCGCGGCGATCGCGGCGGCCATCACCATGGCCATCGTCGCTCTCCCGACGCTGGTCGCCGTCGCCCTCCAGGCCGCGGCCGCGACGATGATGATCGGCTTCGTGGGCAAGATGCTGTCCGCGCTGAACGAGAACCTGCCCAAGTGGTGGGCCAGCTTCACCGGCTGGGTGTCCGCCAAGGCGAGCGCGGCGGGCCAGGTCTTCTCCGTGGTGGGCTCGGCGATCGGCCACTGGTTCTCCGGGCTGTGGTCCCGCTACATCTCCGGCCCCGTGTCCCGGCAGTGGAACAGCTTCATCACCAGCGTGCAGGGCCTGCCCGGCCGGACCGGGGCAGCCCTGGGCGGTCTCGGCGGCAGGCTGGCCACCGCCGCCGCCGCACACTGGCAGCGCTTCAAGGACGCCTCCGCGGCCAAGGCCACCTCACTCATCACCTGGGTGCAGGGCCTGCCCGGCCGGATCTCACGCGCCCTCGGCTCCACCGGGCACCTGCTCTACAGCAAGGGCGCGGACGTGATCCGCGGTCTGTGGAACGGCATCAAGTCCATGGGCGGCTGGCTGTGGAGCAAGGTCAAGTCGTTCGTGTCGACCAACGTGGTCGACGCCGCGACCAGCTTCCTGCACATCGGCTCACCGTCGAAGCTCATGGCCGACGAGGTCGGGCACTGGATCCCGGCCGGTGTCGCCGAGGGCGCCGAGGACAACCGCGGCGTGGTCGACAAGACCATGGCCGGCCTCGTCGACCCCAGCCTCGCAGCGCCTCCGCGGCTGCGCACGGCGGCACCGATGTTCGGCGCGCAGGCCGGGGGCGCGGGCGCCCTCACCATCCGCTACGACACATCCGGCGCATACGACGAACTGCTGCGCCTGGTCCGCAAGATGGTCCACGTCGAGGGCGGCGGCAGCACCGAGCGCGCCTTCGGGCACGGGTAAGGGGCGGCGACATGGTGTTCCCTCAGACCCCGCTCGTGGTGCAGATCAAGATCCTCGTGTCCGGCGTGTGGATGGACATCACCGCCGACGTCTACCTGCGCGGGCGGATCCAGATCACGTGGGGGCGCCAGGACTGGGCGTCCAAGGCCAACACGACGAAGTGCCCGCTGATCATCAACAACGGGCGCAGCAGGGTGAACCCGGCGGTCGTCGGCCGGTACTCGGCGCGCAACCCGCGCAGCGACCTGTTCCGGCGGATCGGCCGCAACACCCGCCTGCGGATTCTGGTCACCACCCCGGCCGGGGTGGTCTCGACACGGTTCGACGGATTCGTGTCCAGCTGGCCCACCGAATGGGATGTGGACGCGGTATCGGGAGCGGCGCAGATGGACGTGTGGGTGTCGGTGCAGGCGAACGGGGTGCGGCGGCGTCTGGAGTCGGGCTCGAAGTCCGGGCCGGACGCCATCCGCCGGCACATCTCCCGCAGCGGTCCGCTGCTGTACTGGCCGCTGACCGACGGCGAGAGCGCCCGGCAGGGCTCCGAGGTCGTGCGCGGCGCACAGCCGATGCGGTCCAAGGGCACCGCCGGATCGTTCTTCCAGGGCCAGCCGGACTGGGGGCGCGGCGTCCTGTCGCCGTGGCACGACCCGGTGGTGCAGCTCCCGGCGAACACCGAGGGCAACCTGTCGACGCGGATCCAGCCGACGACGCTCACCGCCTGGTCCGCCGACCACTGCCGGTCCGGGATCGGCGGGATCGACGACGACTTCACCGTGTTCGACACCGGGGCGGGCTCCGACGCGAACCCGATCACGGGATGGCTCATCGAGTCCGACCGGGTCGCCAACAACGTCAGCCTGTATGTGCTGTCGTCGGGTGAGACGACGTCCTCGGTGACCAGCCTCCTCAGCGTGGCCTCGCCCGGAATCTTCGACACCGAGCCGCACCACATCCGGCTGTCGGCGGCCGCCAACGGGAGCAGCACGGACTGGCAGCTGTTCATCGACGGGGTGAGCGTCGGCAGCGGCACGCACGCCATCCCGCTCCGGGCCGCGTCCCGCATCCGCTACCGGTGGGGGGCGTTCGCCTCGCTCACCGAGGCCATGGCGATCGGCCACATCACCTACTGGGGGCCCACCGCCCCGACCGCCGCGCAGACCTGGCAGGCCGTCCAGGGACACGCGCGGGAACTCGCGGGGCGGCGCATCGAGCGGCTGTGCGCCGAGCAGGGCGTCCCGCTCGCGGTC